CTGAAGCAGTAACACCTGTACCTGTATAAGTAACTGTATTATCACTACCATCTATATCCATATAGTTAGTAGCACCATCTATATTAATATTAGAAGTAACTGTGTTGTTAGAACCTTGAATAATCCAGTCTAAATTAAGAGATGCTGCTAGTGCAGTAGTTCCTTGATTAAGAGTAAATGTATTACTATCACCAGTAACTGCTATATTTTGGTCAGAACCATCTGAGCTATATGTATTAGTTGGGTCAACTTGAATAGTAAAAGTGTTGGTTGAGCCAGTAAAGTTATATAAACCTGTAAAGTTATCAGCATATATATCACCAAGGAACTTGTTGGTTGCACCAATCATATTGATGTCTAAGGTCATAGTATTTCCGTCAAGATCTAGTGCATTAACACTACCTGCTGATGAGCTAAGACCACCAATTATATTAGAGATACCTAATTGTTCCAGGTCTATATTAGCCCCTGTTCCTGACTGGTCTATGTGAATTTCATTATCTGCTGCAAATATTCCTAGAGAAAAAACAGCGATCAAGCTTATTAGTTTATTCTTCATTGCTTAATTCTACTCTTACATCTTTGTTTTGTAAAACCCAATATTTTCTTTTATACCCCTGCTCCACTAATTCTAGTACAGCTCCTTCTATTGCTTTCATTAATGCTATGGTTGATGACTCGTTTCTAGCGTTGCCAAGTTCTACTTCCACTAGTTCAGTACCAGCCTCAATAAACCTAAATACATCTTCTGATTTGCCATAACTAAATATAGTTTTTTGACTTAGCACTTCTAATAAAACTTCTCCAGTAGCAACAGAAACCATTCTCAAAGAAACTGTTACGTTGTCTTCTCTGTACATTATTGAAGATCCTATGCCAAGATACCTTGCTCCTATACCACCAGATTCTAAATTAGATTCATAAGAAATAACGGCTCCTTCCATAAGAACGCCTGCAAACAATAAAGGCCGTAAGGCTTTCTTCTTATCTTCTTCTGTAGCTGTTTGCTCTCTTGCAGATCTAATAAGCTGTCTTTCTTTAGTTAGGTTATCTAATCCAACTCTTTCTACTACCCTAAAAAACTTACCGTCCCCAGCGTGTTTTAAGGCCCTTATAAGTAATGCGTTAGGTTGTTGGGTTATAGCTGTAGAGAATAAAGCAAACTCGCTGTTGCTTTTACGTTGCCCTGTTTGATCTGTAAATGCAGATGGATATACGGCAACTACTGGGCTTATAGATGGTGGGTTTACGTTACGAAGCTCAATAGATTGTAAGTCTTGTATAGATACTACATCGTTAGCAGAAAATCTTTGCTCGTAGGTATCTTCCCTTTGATCTAGTATAGAACAACTAGAAAGTAAAAGTACCAATAGGTATTGTGATTTCTGTAACTGTGCCATCTGCTTCCGTTATCTTTAGGGTTAATGTTATGCCATCACTAGTATACTCTATAGTATTACCTTCTAAAGTTATCGTTCCTGATTCTGAAGGTGTCTCACCAAACAAATTATTAACTAACTGTCTTGAAAGCTCTGCATATACTCTGGACTCTAAGTTACGCATAAACCTAGCAAGTGTAGAATTTTCTTTCTCTCTTTCTATCTCATCTTGAAGAGCTTTGATCTCTTCTTTAATAGTCATCTTACGAGTAAATTCTTGATTTTGAATAGTAAGATAATGAGAAGATGTACCTACACCATTAAAACTAGGTGACTTAAATTTATGAGTTATAGTGTCTGCCTTAATATTTTGTATAAAAATACCTAATACTAGAACAATACCTATAACAACAACTGTTTTAATTATTGTGTCTTTTTCTTTTTCTTCTCTATTAATCTTTTCTTTGGTCATCTCTATCCGCCTTTGCCAACCTATCAGTATGCATAAGTTGTGGTACACCAAGTATAGTCTTGAGAAGTGTGTCTTGTCTAATTATCTCATTGTCTACGGATCTAACTCTATCTATAAGAGCTACTAATATACCGTGTTGTGAATCTAGTTTTGCTCCTAGTCTTGACTCTATTTCTGATATTTGAGCTGATACTTTTTCATCAAGTACATCTACTTTAGTTTCCATGCCGTCAATAATTTTGTTAATAAGTTTCCAAATAAACAAACCAAGACCTATAGCTGCTGCTATTGGAAATCCTACCTCATTAATTAATTGAACTACACCGTCCATTTAGAGTTAGTAGTCACCCCATACTTTGGCTTTTTTGCCACCGTGGTATTCTACTGCGTGGCCTTCATCAATAAGCATTTGGCAAATATCCTCGCCATTTTCTGTATAGGGTATACCTAGGATCCTTCCATACTTACCTTTGCCAAGTGACTTAACTTTAAAACTACCAACGCAAAGTTCTTTAAGTCTTTCTTTTGCAGCAAGACCTAGTTTTTTTTCAGCAAGATCACGCGTCCTAGACTCTGGGGTATCAATGCCACTCAAACGTACTCTCTGCTTATGTAACTTTACACTGAAGCCAAGATCAAGACAGCAATCAAATGTATCACCGTCTACAATTCTTTCTAGTGTAGCGTTGTAAACAAAGGCATCAGGTGCTTTTTTGGCCATTATCCTATGTTATCAGTAGTTATTTTAGAAGACTTACGTTTTCTTTTAACTCTTTTAGTGGTGTAGGCCTCATTAATATTTGGAGTAGACTTATCATCTGCTACAAACTTACCTTTCTTACCTCTAGCTCTTACTGTTACCTTTTCGGTTCCTGTCAAGTTGTCCCAAAATTTTGTAATAAAATTCATGTTACTTCTCTTTTGCTTTACCTATGTTTAAAGCAAGAAGATCTACAAACTTATAAAGCTTACCGATCCATGCATCATCTTTAGGTGTTGGCGTACTTGCTGCTACGATTGAAGCAACTGTTACTATAGTGGTGATCCACATAATAATTTCTACTATCATATTTTCTCCTTTGTTTTAATCTGTATTTACAGACTTAATTTTATTATAATGCAAAAAATGTTTATTTAAAATAAGAAGGTAATCCAAGCATTGGTCTACCATCAAATTTATTTTGTTTAGCATCTTTACTACTTGCATCGTTGTAATGTAAAAAAACTTGTCCACAATCTTTACCTTCAAAAGGTTCTCTCCAATGTTCTAAATCGCAACCACGATACATAAGCATATCACCTTGTTTTAAATTTATTTCAATATCTGGTTCTATGTATATTGACCAATCATCACCGCCAAGATTCATAGTAGTAGATATTTCACAGGAGTATCTATCTTTGTGTCTTTTTAACTCGTCACCCTTTTTATAAATTCTAGCGTATGAATATGTTTCAATAAGGCTAACCCCTGATTCTTTTTCCATAATAGGTTTAACTTTTTGTAATAAAGTTTCCATTACTATATCGGCGTAGTGTGAATAGGTTTCTGGTATTTGTGTATCATTCCACACACCAAAGTATTCAGTAAACCGTGATATATATTTTTCATCAAACAAATGTCTAGCAACTGCTCGTTTATTTAAAAAGTATTGGTAACAAAAATCTGCTAGTTCTTTTGATATTGCACCTTTGATTACTTGATATTTATCTTTTTTAAAACTCATTTGAATGGATATCCTAAATTCCAGCACACTAACGAGTGTCGTATGCCTTTGGTTACTGGTTTAACTCTATGCCAAACAAAAGAAGGAAAAACAATTACGCTACCCTTCTTTCTAATTTCTTCACATACTCTTGGTTGTGAGCCTTTATCGGTATCTCTAAAATCAAACTCAAGATCACCGCCCTCGTATTCATTGGGATCAGTAAGTGATACAGTCATGCTAAGTTTTCTTTGCTTACCATGAGTATTTATATTATCTGGACTGTTGTAAGGTTCTTCCTGTGAGTCGCAATGCCAGTCGTAAAACTGGTCTTTTTTGTATTCGGTAAATTGACAAGACTCTGACCAATCCCATTCAAAATTCCAATCAGCACTAGCGTTTGCTTGATGTATATAGGGTTGTATTTCGTTATATATCCATCTGTCATTCATCCAAACAACATCTGATTTACGTTTCTTTTGTATATTTTTAATTTCTAATTGGGTAAGGTTTTCGGATTGAGAATAACCTGTAAGAGCCATTTCTTTATCCTGCTCTTTACCATATTTTACTATTTCATCGCAGATTCTTTCTGGTATAACTGATTGAAAGTACCAATAATACCATTTAAGATTCATTGTTTGTTTTGTAAAAGATTATTAATTAGTCCAAGTACCAGCTTTTACATTATCATAAACAGCTCCTAAACTCCACATTCCAGATGCTCCTGATACAAAATCGACTGCGGGTTGTTTAGTAACAACTATACCAGAACCACCACTTGTACTTGCTGGAGCTGATGCTCCTGCTCCACCAGCTCCAACTGTGATTGTATATTCAGTGCTTCCTACAACAGTTAATGTAGATTCAGCCGAAGCTCCTCCACCAGAACTTTCTCCTGGAACAGAACATCTATAACCACCTGCTCCACCTCCTGCACCAAAGTCATTAAAAGCAGTAACATTATCAGCCCAGCCTCCACCACCACTTCCTGTATTAGCTGAACCTGCAGAAACAGTATTAGCTGGATTACCTCCATTACCGCCACCTCCAGAACCTCCAGTACCAATTCTACCAGCACCGAAATAATATTGACCTCCGCCACCACCTGCAGCTCTTGTAACTGATGAGCCAGTTATTGATGATGCAAGTCCATCAGCACCATTACCACTTTTTACAGTACCACTTATAGGTTGCCATGGTTGACCTAAAGCACCAGCACTTCCGCCACCCCCAGAAACATCAGCACCTACAGAGTTTGCTCTTGCACCGCTTCCGCCATTAAATCCTTGATTGGCAGTACCTGTACCTACTGGACTACGACCACCACCACCACCTGAACCTCCGTCTCCTTCGCTTGGGCTTGGTGAAAAAGCACCTGTTTTACCTCCACCACCACCTACTGTGTCTACAGTTGTAATGGGAGTTCCTGCTATAGAAGAAGTACCACCTCTAGAGCCTACAGTATATGTTGGAGCTACAGGGTGACCGCCTCCACCGCCTCCACCTGCAATAATTAGGTATTGCAGTTCTTTTGTTTTAGCTGCTGTGGTTAAAGTTCCACTTGAATTAAAAGTAGTTATTACTGCACTTTGTGTACTTGTTGTTGGTGGATTATCTGGCCCAATAATTCCTCCATTAGTATCTGCCATAGTTAAACCTCGCTCCATGATAGACTACTTGCATCCCATTCATAGTCTGTTTCTGTTTGTAAATTGTCACCTGTATAGGTTTTACCTAACCATTTTTGATTATCTTCATCCCAAAGTATTTGAACAGGATTAGATCTAACTTCATTTACATTAGGATAAGTAACTGGAGCTTGCCAATCATCATCAGAATCTAAAGACCAAGATGGGTGTGGTTGAGGTAATATAAATTTGTCTTTTGCTGCATTGTAGGTAAGTCCTATACCTGCGTATTGTTTGCGTCTATTACCGTTATAAGAAGTTTGTTTCCAAGCAACACCGTGTTCCGAATAAGGTATAAGATTAGAAACAAAAGTTTCTGCTTCAGATGAATAATCGCCACCATTAGCATCTACATCCTCGTTGGATATTACTATTACTTGTATTACTTCGTTACTGCTATTAAGTTCTGCAAAGTGAGCCATATATTAACCCCTTATGCATCACCTAAGACTTCACCAGAAGCTACATACTGTAAATCACTGTTAGCACTAGCTGTTACTCTTAATAAATCTGTTTCATCTAAATAAATCATAGAGTTTTTATCTATAACCGTTAATGTTGAGTCTGCTGGTACAGATATTGTTTTTGCTATATGGAAATAGTTTGAGCCATTATCTCTAGATATTTCTACAGTTATATCTGCGGCACTTGAACCATCTACATTTGATATTAATAATGTATTTAATTTAATAATTTCGTCAGCAGCTACATCTATTATGTCTGTTGCCGAGGTTGTAACTGCTCCACACAAATTAAATCCTGTGATGGATGTTACATTTACTATATTTACTGCTGCCATAATTTTCTCCTAGTTTATCCGAACAAAAAAGCCATGGCTATAGCTTTTCCTGTTGAGGTTTTTGTATTAAGTTGGGTTTGTATGTTGGAAGTTACTCCATCACTAAAATTTAATTCTGCTGCTGATGAAGTAACAGTGGTACTTGCAATAGATAAAGCATCTGTTTCTAAAGTACCATCTACATCTACATTTCCTGATATATCTAACGAAGCTGCAATAATTTCGCCACTAGCATTAATTGCTCCGTTGATATCAATAGTAGTTGCGGCTATCTGAATTTCTGTATCTGCAACAAGGTCAAGTTGACCATCAGCACTAGAACTTATATGAATTGCTCCATCTCTAAACTGTATTTTTTTGTTAGTACCCATGGTTGAGTCAGCATTACTAGCAAACCCACCATTAAAAACTGTAGCTGCTGTTGTGGTAAGAATACCAGTAACAAGAGCAGTAGTTGCCATGTTTACAGCTCCATCAATATCTACAACATCTAGGTTAGCTGTTCCATTTACATCTATAGAACCTTCTAGGTCTATATCGCCACCAATAATGACATCATCTGTAACTGTTAAATCATCTTGTACTTTTAGATCTACGACATTAAGACTAGCAAAAGCATCTACTACTTTAGCTCCACTTCCTGCTCCGTCTAGGTAAACTGCTTTAACATCCCCTGGAGGTATAGTTATTGTTGCTCCA